AGGACTTCGTGGATACGTTACCACCGCCTAATGCTATGCTACTGCGACAACTCGCCATTTTGATGTGACGGTGTTCCATACGCACCCAATATCAAGTCTGTTTGTTCCTGACGTTGTAGTTGGAAGTGCTACTGTAGAAGCTTCGAATGAAGAACCTAGCGTGATGGCTCTTGTCGCAGTTCCTGTGATGGCAATCCATAGCTTCTGTGCTTCAGTTGGAGTTCCTGACATTGTGAATCCGGTAATATCAACAGCAAGTGCTGTGATAGAGTAGAAATCCACGTTATCGGTGTTGATTGCAGGCGTTGCTGTTGATGTTGTAGTTCCTGTTCTTGCCGTGACTCTCTTGTTTGTAAGGGTATCTGTAGAAGTTCTAGCTACAAGCGTGTCACTCACTGCTGACGGAATCGTGATTGTGTTTCCTGAGTTTACGATCGAAGTAATTGTAGGCGTTGCAATCGTAGGAGATGTTCCAAATACGGCGTTTCCTGTACCAGTTTTAGTAGTAAGTGCCGCTAGCAAGTTTGCAGAAGATGGCGTAGCTAGGAATGTTGCGACTCCTGTTCCAAGACCTGAAACTCCAGTAGATATTGGAAGGTTTGTACAGTTTGTAAGCGTTCCTGATGTTGGTGTTCCTAGAACAGGCGTAACCATTGTTAGCGAAGTCCAAGTTCCTGTCGGTGTGTATGAACCTCCAAGCTCTAGAATCGTATCGTTAGCGTCTCGAAGCGTCTTTGTCTTTTCTGTTGTAGTTGGACCAGAAAACTTAGTGAATCCGTTACCTGTTCCTCCGTATGTTGAGGCAATTATCTGTGTAAGTGCAGCAGACCCATCAAAGTTGTTTCCGTAGATTGCTCGAGGAGTTGTAAGTGTTGCAGCTGAACCTGTTGTGTTTTGGTTTAGTGTTGGAAAGTCTGCGGCTACAGCAATTGAAAGTACACCAGTTGTCGTAGTGTTTTTTACAATTCCTGTTCCAAGAGCTCCAAGGAATTGTGCGGCTGAAAGACCAGCGTCACTTGTTCCTTGAACAATGAACTTGTTGGCAAATGCAACGTTAGCTGATCCGTCTACAGAGTTCCCCGCAAGGTTTCTCGCTGTAGTCCATTTTGGTGCTGACACGATTGTGATTACAGGAGTTGTAGTAGTGTTTGTGATTGTTGCGTCTGAGTTTGCAGAAGTAACCGAAGTAACTGTACCAGCTCCTTTGGCATTGATTTGCGTTTGGATAGCTGATGTTACGCCCTTCAAGTATGTAAGCTCTGTAAGTGATGGATATGTCGCTGTAGCAGCACTTATTAGGTTTTTAGATCCGTCAAATATCGCTATCGTAGAAGCTGTAGCCCCTGATACGTTTAGAGACGGAACGTTTACTCCGTATGTGAATGAGGCAGCACCTGCAACTCCGATGTTTAGAATAGTAGCTCCTGCTGTATCGAGAAATTGGAATGCTGAAGATGTAGTATTGAAGAACAATCCGGCAAGAGGAGAAGCGTCATATGCAAAGGCATATTTGTTTGCACCTACAAGCAATTTACCTGTAAGTGACAGGTCGCCCGCGTCACTCAATGTTGCGTTACTGTTCTGTATCAGCTTTCCTGTTGTGTTATCGAATCGCACAAGTGCGTTGTCTGTCGCAGAAGCTGGACCTACAACGTCTCCTGTACCTCCTCCTGAGGCATAGTTTGGAATGTTCAATACGTTTCCTACAAATGTTGCAGCACCTGATGTTCCTGTTGTTGTCAGAGTTATAGGGGCTTGATAGTCAGTACCGGCAACAGCAGCAGTAAATGGAGAAGTTCCGTTTCCTTTTACAAGACCTGTGAGTGTTGTTGCTCCAGTTCCTCCATATTGCACTCCGATTGTGCTTCCATTCCATGTACCTGATGTTACAGTTCCTAGTGTTGTGATTGATGTCTGTCCTATGTATGTAGCCGCAATGTCAACAGTCGGGTTTGCTGCAGTTCCTCCGATAGTGATTCTGTTTGTTGTACCTGTTACAGAAGCAACGCTTCCTGAACCACCGCTTCCTAGAACATATTTACCATTGACCTTTGAAAGTCCAGAGTAATCTACGTCATCTAGCTCTACTAGAGATACGGTTTTAGAAGCACGCGCAAATATTTTTGCCATGTCTTGCTTCATTTCCTCGATATCAGGCTTGTCTTCAAGATCCTCGAATCTTACTTTTTTTTGCTTAGGAAGATTTTTTGCAACTATCTTTTCTAGCTCCTCTATGCTTGCAGAAGCCCCATCTTTACCGTCCTTTCCATCTTTTCCATCAATACCATCTCGCCCGTCCTTTCCATCTTTTCCATCAATACCATCAATTCCGTTTAGACCATCAACCCCATCAATACCGTCAGAGCCGTCTTCACCCTTGTCGCCCTTCTCACCCTTGTCGCCCTTCTCACCTTGTTCACCTTGAGGTCCAGTTTTACCACGAAGTCCCTTGATAATAAGCTGAGCACCACTCACGTCCTCTTCCTCCTCTTCCTCTATTCTTTTTTTCTTTTCGGTGTTGCTCTTGTTCATTGAATCAATACCATTTTTAATACCATCTAGTGCAACAAGCTGGTGCTCCAAAATAGGCTCAGTGTTGTTTTCCTGACCTTGTACGATAAGAGTCTCTAGGTTCTTTACAATCTCTTGGTTTCCCTCGTGCTGATTTTGCAAAGTAGCCTCTAGAATTGGCTCTACGTTATTTTCTTGTTGTGGTATTTGTTGTGGATTCATTATTTTTTCTTAGGTATTTTTGGTGTTGAAAAGTCATCAATCATTGCACTAAGAGAATCTAGCCTATCGTCTATTGGAGCACGCTTAGGTACACTTCTTGCCTTCGAAGTAGACTTATTCAGAGCTTCTTCAATCTTAGCGTTCAAAGTAGGTAGAGATGTAACATCTTCTATGTCTAGTTTTGATAATATCTCGGCTTCCTTGATATGTCCCTCTCCTTTTAGACCCATTACGATATCGTCGAATGTTGACTTTATGAATCCTTTTGGATCAGCAGCAATAAACTCGTGCATGTCAGGGTCATTCAATATGTTGAATGCGTTTCCAACGTGTCTGTTCACAGTTGCTTTAGAGTTTTCAGGTATTTTTCCACTCTTGTTTGCAATATCTAGCTTCGATGGTGTATTATTAGGCAATGCAACTGATTCCGATTCTACTTTTAGTGGTGATCGTGGCAGTGATGGCGTGGTACGAATAGTAGCATTTCTCACTTCATTCAATCCCAAATTATCTTCTCTTATACTTCTTGGAAGCTGTATAGTTTTTTGATTACTATAGTTTTTACCTTCTCCACTTGGAAGCTCTAGCACTTTCGAGCTTGGCTGTCTGTTAATTGTGGCATTTCTTACTGCGTCAAGACCTAGGCTAGATTCTCTAGCACTTGTAGGTAGTTTTTGTGTTGAAGCATTATAATATTTAGATTCTCCTCCAGCAGGCAATGCTAGTCTTTGTTGTGGATATTGCTGTCGGTTTATGTTTGCTCCTGCAACCTCGTCGATTCCTAGGTCTGTCTTAGATACGTTTTGTGGCAAGTTGAAACCACCTACTGCTTTTCCTGTCTTAGGATCGATCGTTACGTTATTTACTGGCTTTCTACTATAGTCAACTCCCTCTACTCGGGCAGGAAGTCCTGTAACTCCTCCATATTTTGCAGATATTGGAGCTTCAGGTGCTGGGGCGAATGCCTTAGCTATCTTAGACTGTACAGTCTTGCTTCCGAAAAACTTCTTAGTCAAATAAAGTGGAATGGCTGATGTAGGATCTCCTCCTGAAATAGCAACCCAGTCTGTCAGCGTGAATGCGTTGTTTCCTGCCTGACCTGCGTATTGTTTTGAAAGTTTGTCAGCGATAAATCTCGCAGCCTGAGTCTCCTTGTTGATTTCGTCTAGGTTTGTTAGTCCAAGCTTTTTAGCTTGACCGAATTGGAATTTTCTGATTGCGTTGTCAACGTTTGTTGCTCGTGCTACTTCCATTCTCTTGTTTTCTCGCCCGTACTCAACCTTGATGTTTCTTTCGTAGATTCTCTTTGCCTCGTTGATTTCACTCATTGTCAATCCGTCTGTGGCATGTTTCAGTCTAAGGTCATTCACTCGTGCAAAGTCTTCTGACATCGCACCTGGAGTAGACACAACTTTCTCTCTTTTGAACAAGTCGTCTAGTGCAGTCTTAACTGCCTTATCCTTGTATTTGCCTGGAAGCTTTGCAAGCTCAGCGTCTGCAAGAGCCTTTGATTCCGTGAAACGATTGTAGTTTTTTTCAATAATCTTCTCAGGGTTTCCGTAGTCTCCCTTTTTAACAAGATATTCCCCAATATCCTGACCTGTCATGTTCTTGAACTTTACCTGGTCTCCCTTAGTAACTCGTGCAACACGTTGCATGATTCCTTGTGGATTTGGTTTCGCCTTTTGTGCAAGTGCTACTGTTTCTGGAATCGCTCGTATGCTTCTTCCTACAACAGTTCCTGTGCCTGGAATGAAAGCCTTTGAACCTGTTCTGTCTTCTCCTCGTTGACCTGATAGCCCGGCGATAACGTCGGCAATGTATCCAGGTGCAAGCTTTTGTGATTCTCTAGCCCCACCTTGTGCAATCTTTCCGACAAACGAACTTGCTGTCTTGTTCACGAGTGGTATCTTTGAAAGTCCTCCAGTTGCAGCCGAAATGATTCCTGAAGCTGCTGCTGATTTCAAGTCTCCTTGCGATTGTCCAAATGCGATAGCCGTATCTTTTACTACGTTCGCAGTAAATCCCCCTGGTGTCATGTATTGTGCAACATCGGCAACTATTTTTCCTGCCTTACCTGATTTTGTTTGTTGTGATTTTTCTGTTGGTTTTACGAATGCCTGTTGTCTATATTCTTCTGTAGCGTCGGCAACCTTTTGAGCACCTGGAATACCAGCCTTAGCTCCAAGCTTCGCTGTTCCCCCTATAACTCCGGCAATCGTGTTTCCGATAGATAGTCCGACTCCTTCTCCTGCATTGATAAGACTCTTAGTAAGAGTGTCGTCTTTGGCGGTTATTTTTTGCTGAGGAGTTCCGTATTTTGCTAGATATTGCTCCTTAGTCATTTTGACAGGTGCAGGCGAAGAAGCTACGGGAGCTTTTCCGTATTTTGCCTCGTATTCTGCTCGTGTCATTTGTATTGCCATGATGTTTATTCTGTTATTTCAATCTGTGTACCGTCTGGTGCTGTTACTACTTGTCCTTTAGGTGCTTGTCTTGCCCCTGAGTACCCTTCTTCGTAGTCTAGTAGGATTATGTCAGCTATGTTTTTTCCTGCTATGTTGTTGATTCTCTGAGCTGTTTGTTGCTTCAGGTTATTGTATTGAGGTTCGTATGCCTTGATTCTATTGTCAGTAGCAGCCTGAATAGCTTGAATGGCTCCCGGAGACAAGAATCCCGTACCGTTTATAGCTTGCTTGATTTCTCCCTTGTACTTGTCAGCCAATCCTTGAGAATACTTCTTAACTGTTGCATATTCTCCCTCTCTAACTACTGAATCAGGATCAAGAGCTTTGGCAAAGTTGTATACAAGTGCTTGGTGCTCAGCTGGGTTGTTTGTATTAGGGTCTACTGCGGCAATCAAGTTAGAAGCTGAGATAATATTGTTGTATTTCTTTGTGATTTCAGACGTTCCAAACTTGTCACCTTGAGCAAGAACAGCGTTTGCAGTTCTGTAATCAAGCTGGTCATATATACCTGAAGATCCACCTCCCCCTGTAGATTTAGGAGCGTATGTCTTGGCTTTTGAAGCGATTTGTGTAACCTTTCCTGTTTGAGGATCGATTGCGTATCGGGCTTGCCCTTCTGATAGGTCGAATTGATTTCCTTTTGCAATGTTTGCTGTGTTAACGTCGATATCGCTTTGAGTTTTCTTTTGTGAAAGTATTTCTTTGTCGTTTGCAGTCTTAGCCGCGTTGAATGCTGCAATAAGCTCCTTCTTGTCAAGTCCTGCATATTCAGGCTGAGTAAAGTCTAGTGCACTAAGCTGTTCTAGCGTTATTCCCTGAGCTGCAAGTGCGGCTGCGGCTGTGTTTACACGAGCTTTTTTCTTCTCTGCTGAAGAAGATAGAAGGGCGATGTATTCGTTGTAGTCGTTTGCTCGAGCTGCCTTTTTCGCTGCAAGCTCCTCAGCTGCACCTTTTCGTGCATTTCCCATAATGCTTTGAATTGCTAGGTTTTGTTCTGCTTGAACTCCTCCTGTTACCTCATTGTTATATGCTGTTGTCTTTGCGTCTTGGGCTGAACCATAATCAGATCCGAGAAGTCCCCCTCGTGCCTGCATTGCGTATGCTGAACCTGTTCGGTTTGCGTTTTCCCGTGCTGTATCTGCGAGCTTTTGAGTATATATCTTATTAACAGCGTCAATTTCTCCTTGAAACTGTTTTAGTTTATTTTGATATAGTTGCTCTTCTGTAAGAGGTGCTTCGTTAAGCCCACCACTAAGCTCCTTCATTCTTTGCTGTTCGATAGAACTTAGACCGTATGCCTCGTTAGGCGTTGCTGTTGTGTTTCCACTAAGACCTGTTGCCCAGTCTGGCTTTGAATCCTTGTAAAGAGTAGGGTCTTTAGCCCAATCTTGTACAACGTCCTTTGCATTAGGAGCTACATATGCGGAAGAACCTCCTATTCCTTGAGTAGGGTTTGTTGCAGAATAAATAGACGATACTGTTTCGTCGGGTTCGTATTTTCCTGTTGTTGCGTTGAATGCCATGTTAGTTGTCGTGTTTAATTAAAATCTCTGTTGAAGACAAAGAGAACCCTATTTTCTTTGAAACAGTTCCAGCTGTTGAAGATACGCCTCCAAGCGTGTTTGAAAGGTAGTAAGGAACAGCAACAGTTAGGCTTGATAGTGCTCTGTAAGAGCCTTGTATCTGTGTTGTGACAGAGTTTCCAGTCGTAGCCGTAGCTTTGGCAAATCCTATGAATCCAGCCGTGTAGTTTCCTCCTAGATATGTACTACTATCGGCAGAAGTTCTGTATATTTGACCTTGTGTGGTGAATGTCTCAAATACTGAGAACACAAAGTCTCCAGTAACCGTAGGGTCTGGCGTAGTCCATGAAGAACCTGAGTTTGTAGATCGTCCTGAAGCACCTCCTGAGTATGAAGATGTAGTTCCTCCGTTCCATGTAACTGGGTTAAGGTCGTTATCCCAGCTTATAACAATGTAATATACAGTTGAAGGAGATACAGCTAGATCAAAATCGTATCCAGATGTTCCAGTGCCTGGGTTTCCAGTACCTACCGAAGCAAGGTTTGATCCGTTTGGAGAGCTTCTTATTCGGACAGTAAAAGCACCTCCAGCACCGTTACTTGTAGTGTTTAGAGTGACTCTTTTAATCTTTGTAGTCGTCGAACCTGTAGTGAAAGACTGATACAGCCAAGTAGTCGTAGTCGTAGTTGAACCAACCCCAGTAGTTGTAGAGAATGCGTTCATTACTTTTGACTCTTCGCCGTTGGCAACGAATACCGAGTTTCCAGCCGTTATGTTTTCTCCGGCAGTAGCTACAAACTCCTGAGGAATAGTGATAAGGGAAGGTACTACGAAGTTTCTCGCTCCAGTTCCTCCTGTATCCGTTCCAGCAAGAACTTCCGCAAATGTCGCTTCTTCGACAATACCTTTAACTGTTGTAGAGGCGTTAGGTGAACCAGCGATAGCGAGATCGTCAGCGTACTTTTTTGTTGCTGCTTGGAAATCTGTTGTTGGAGTTGGAACGATTGGAGAAGAGCTGAAAGTCTTGATTCCTGCGACTGTTTCGTTTCCTGTAAGGCTGACTTTAGTATCTGCGTAGTCTCCGCTTGATTTTTTTGTTGCGAACTGATTATCTCCAGAAATTGTTGGAGTACCGTCGTATCCAAGGGGTGTCCCTGCGTCGAATTGTGATGTTCCATCGAGAAGGTCATTTAGTTTTTTAATGTGTGCAAAATCAGAAATGATAACGTTTGCACCGACTCTGTGCTCTCTTATTGTACCTGAAGTTTCCACTCCCTGTCGGGTAACAGTTTTGATGTTTGTCAGTGCAGTTCCTGTAAGAGTACAAGAAATGTATTCCTTTGAGGCATTGTTTCTGTCAAGAGTGAAGAAGTATCTTCCTGTGGGCAACGCAACACCATCGCTATCTGTTGCAGATTGCAATGTTCCTGTTGTCGCACCGATAGCCATTTTCACAGCGAGAGATGTTTCGAAGTCCGCTACTATTTTTCCGAGTATTTGTGTCATTTTTTTATGACCCGTTAGGGTGTATTATACTATATTTTTCAATAATTTCCAAATCCTAAAACTCAGGCTCTGGATTACCCGTTGTTTCCCCGTCCAAGCTGACATAATTCTTCTGTCTGAATCGCTTCGGAAGCTTGTTTTCGAATCCGAGTATGTCCCGATCCATCATTGTCTCAACGCTTACGTATCCGTATCCGAGTGCTACAAGCTTTATAGTTCGCTTTCTGAACTTAGGAGTCTTTATCTTGAGCTGTGTGAAATATGGATACACGATACTTACAGAATCACCTCCAATCATTGAGACTCCGATCATGTTACTTCCGATAGTTTGTGGTGACGTAACGTCAACATACGTTCCCGTACCGATAATAGTTCCAACAAGCTGGAATCCAGCCTTGTCATAGTCGATATATACCTCATATGATTGAGACTTTTGTATATTTCCCTTCAGTCTCAGGTATTTTACCTTTTTCAGGTTCTCACTCTTGAACATTTCGTCTTTTCCTGTCCAATAGTTTGGAATAACAGCCCCATCATCGTCGAATCCGCTGTATATCTTGTATACAGTCTGAGTGATAGAGCTTCCCATGAACAAATCAGTCCCGTCAGTCACAAATGTTCTTCCGTTGTATCCCGTAATGTCTACTTTCTTGTTTGGAACGTCCAAAAGTAGCACGGTATCGTTGTTTACCGCAGTTGGTGTCTTGCATGAAAGCACAATGAACTGTCCGTATGTCTCAAGAGTCGCGTCGTCATATCTGTAGTTCGCAAACTTGAACTGAGGGAACAAAATAACAGGCTCAATCTCCCCTCCGACTGGGTTTCGTTGCAAGATTGTAAGCTCTGGCTTCTCCAAGTTGGCTGTGTTCATGAAAACTATTCCGTTTTGTGTGGAAATAGATCCTCGAAGCGACATGATACCGATTTCACGTCGAAATACCACGTTCGTAGGAGATACGTCCGCGTTGTCTAGAGTCAATTGATACACTGAGCGTTGCTTCATTGAGTAGTATGACCCGTCAAGCCCGACATTCACACGCATGATCGCGTCCCCTCCCTCGTCTTGCCGAATGATAGCTCCCTGACCTGTCGTTCTCGGGTCTGACTTGCTGAAGTCTGTGAGTCCTGAGGCATTTGAATCCTCCCAAAGGTATGTTGCCTTGATGTTGTTTGGCGTGTTTGCAGGGGCTGTGTTGAAAGTCACAGAGAATGCACCTGACGTGTAGTTTATTGTTCCTGTTCCTCCAAGAGAACCTGTTAGAGTTCCGTTGTAGTTATCGGTAAATGTCTCCACCGAGTCAGTAATTGTGAGTGCAAAGGCGTTTCGCGTAGCACCTCCTCCCTTAAATGCAAGCGTTCCTGTGAAAGTAACAAGCACCCCATTACCTGAGCCAATGGTTTCGTTTGTAACCTGAGTATATACAGTACCTACCTTTTGCGTATCAATGTATGACAAATACAATCCGGTCTTGTCCTTTGCATTTCCCCATGCGATACATCGTCCCTTGTCAATGATTGCACCCGTGAACTTGAAGTTCTTTGAGGCGTTATACAGTGAAACATAACTGCCTGGGTTGGCGTTGTTCATTTTGTATATTCCGTCAAGAGAAAATCCGAATGTAAAGTTACCTGCAAGTGAAGAATAGTTCACAAACATCATGTCATATCCGTTTGTGAGACCCGTAATGATGTCAACCCATGTTGTCCCGTTGTCATACTGAACCTTAGTCCCGGTCTTTCGGTAGTGAACCACTGAGCCTGATGTCGTGTATCCGAATCCTTCCCCTTGTATTTTTCCCTGAGTTCCTTCGTCGTGTACCAAGTTTCTTCCTCGTGCAAGCTCAATAACCCCGTCCAAAGTCACCCAGTTGTATGCGTCTTGAGCCGCGTCTCCGGGAATGATTTCTGGATTATACAGGTTGTGAACTCCCTTTGTGAACTTTTGTAGCTCGAAGTCTGCCATATTAGTATACGATTGATATTAGGTTGCTATTGTACAGAGCCAAGTCGTCAAGATATCGTCTGTAGTTTGCCTCGTTCTCCTGCGCATAGCTTCGTGCCTTGTCGAATTGCTGTATCATATAGTCGTCTGCTGCCATTCCGTGATAGATAATGTCGTGGAAGTCTGATGGGAATATAGGGCTGGTAACGAGTGTAAGGTCTGCTGGGCGATAGATGTAGTCAAATGTGACTGCTAGTCCACTATCGGGCTGTACGCTGAAGCTGAGCGTGTTTGAAGCCACATTGAGCCAGCACTTCTGACCTATGTTTCTGTATTGCTTTCTGTCTGACCAGTTTACGATTTGGTATGGAATCAAAGTATCTCCAATGAACACGTATTTTCCACCTTGCTCGATCGCATGATCCGTGAATGAGTGATTAGAGGCGAAGTTTGCAAAGTCTGCTGGAAGTGTGATATCCCCACCGTTTGTAGTGGTGTTGTATTCCTTCTTCAAGAACTCCCAAGGTCTGTCATTCAGTACTCGGCGATATATCTTGTTAGCAAGAGCCAACTCCTGAGCGGGCGAAAGCTCAGTAGTGTCGTCCACGTATTCTTCGAAATATGATATGAGTTCTTGTGTTGTTGCCATGATATTACTTTAGCTATCGCAACCCCCATTAGGAGCTGAGGAGTTAAACTAGATTTTAGATTCTTCTGATTTTGATGTATCGTCTGTTGGAACGTTTGAGTCCGTAATAGGCTCGTTTGCAGGGGCATTTGAATCTACCATGTATCCTGTAGCCATTCCTGTAACAGCTTCATTTTCTACCACCTCTAAATTTTCTTGTTCTTCAATCAGCTTGTTGATGGCTTCTTGTGCTTCCTCTACTGAGTTGTATAGGTTCTCGTCTGTAGAAATGACTTCGTCGCCTGCCATTATTACGAAAGTAAACTTGTTGAGAGATCCTGCGTCAATAATTTTGAATGTTGTGTTTTGCATTGTTGTTTGAATGTTATTTTTTATAAATTAGCGTAGCTAATCCGACCCCTATTAGGAGCCGAATAGTCAAACTAAACTAGGTGATAAGCAACCCGAACGTATGCTGTCCCTGTCCCTGCTGCGAAAGCCGCAGTAGTGTTAGAGATGTATAGTCCTATTCCTGCGATTGAAGCTGACGCAACATCGGAAAGAACCACTGGGATTCTAGCCGTATATGTTGTACCTGCTGCTCCAGTAAGAACCGTAGCCGCAATGTTCGCTGTCGTAAGAGTTCCTGCACCGTTTGCCGTAGCCGCGTATTGAACACCGAATGTTCCACCTCCTGTGAAGGCTGTAGAAGTTCGTGTTACAACGATTTCCATGCTGTCAACTATGATAGCCTTACCTGCCACTGGGGCAACAATGGCTACTGGAGTAGTGTACATTGCGATAAGGTCAGCAGCTGACAAGTTTACCATCGTAGTCGTAGCACCCGCTGGAAATACAGGAAGTGCTGTAGTTCCTCGGTTTGTGTATACAAGTCCTGTTGAAAGGTCTCGTATTTGTGCACCTAGTGCGTAAATCCCTGTTGTAGTTGGAGGTGTCCCTGAGTCAATAGTAGCTTCGATAATAAGCCCTGTTGCTGTTTCACTGATAACTACGAGAGATGTTCCTGGTACTGATCGGTTAGCCATATGATTGGTAGGTAGGTTAGGTTAGGCGTTAATAAGTACGTCTAGGAATTGTTGAGCTCCATCGTCGAATGTTTGAACACCGTACAGAATGTCTGCAAAGATGTTTGTTGTTCGTTGTTTTGGTTCGTCTCGCATTTCCATATCAACTTTGTCTTGTACAACAAGGTCGATAGCTCCTTTCTTACCGAAGTAACAGTGGAGAATGTTCTTATCCCATGAGGCGTTTGTTTGAGTTTCAGAAAGAGTAAGTCGTCCTGAACCTTTTCCTACGATTGTAAGCACTGTAGCTGATGTAGCTGTTGCTGCAAGTCGTAGAACGTCTTGGATAATGATTTGGTTTGCTGCTGAAAGCGCAACTCCTTGTGCTGTTGTAGTTTGAGGAGCGTTGATTAGAGCGGCTAGGTTAACGATTGTCGCAGCAGCGTTTGCTCCGATAAGAACGTTACCTGGTGTTACTCCGATAGTTGTAACTGTCGTGAATGTAACTCCTCCGATTACGATTGTTTGTCCATCTGTGAAAGTTCCTGTTGAAGTAAGAGTAGCCTCACCTGTTAGGTTTTCTGAAACGTACATTTCAGCGTTTGAAACTGATCCTGTGTATCCGTTTTTGTAAACAGATCCTGCAAGGTCAATGTTCTTACCAAGTAGGTATTGAGCCATGTCAGCACCTGCGTAGTTGTCAACAACGAAACATAGGTTTGTCTGTGTTTGGTTGTTTCGTCCTAGCTTAGCTGGTGCTCGAGTAACAAGCTGCGGAACTGTTGTTGAGTTAAGAGTGATTCCAACTCCTGAAGATACAGTTGTTGTAAGGTCTCCGTTGTCAAAGTCAGCGTATGCGTTCACAGTTTCGTATAGAACGTCAGCGTCAACGAATGTTGCAAGCTTGTGCGCTACTTTTGCTCCTGCGTATGCACCTGGGTTAAGAGGTCCAGCCTGTACTTTTTCGTATTGAGAGATAGGGAATGATGTTCCGTATTTTCGGTCAATAGTCATAGTTTGTCGAGTATCTGTAAGTGGATCGATTACTCGGTCTACGTTAGTTGTGATAGCTCGAACTCGAACTGCTGAGATGTCGATTTTTGCTCGATCTACAGACATTCCGTATTTAAGGTCTGCTTGTAGTCGTGTTGAGGCAACTTTCATACCCACAAGAACCTTTTGGAAGATATCTTGATATGAGTTTTCAAATGCTCGTTTGTAAATTGCTAGTGTCATGTTGGGTTTTTAATGTTTAGATTAAAATTAACCCCGTTCTCACGATTACAGCTGGTATAGGTCTTGCATTTTCTCGTTGTATTCCTTCTTTAGTTTTGGGCTAGCCAATACCATGTCAAGATACTTTTCGTCCGTAGAAGCCTTCTCCATGTCAACTGATTCAGGTTCGTGTCCCCCTCGTGGTGTTGTTGTATCCATAGTACGCTTGCCCACGACAAACTTACCATATGTATCCTCTATGATTTGAACGAACGTCTTGTTCTGGTTCTTCGGAAGGAGAGAGAGGCTTTTGATAACCTCAGCGTCTGCTACCTCCTTGAACTCAGGAGCAATGTCGAGTGCCTTCGCGAAATGAACCTTGAATGCGTTGTCGATGTTGTTCTGTCTTTCAGCCTCGGATATCGGCTTTTGTGTAACTTGTGATTCCTTCTTCAGCTCTTTCTTCAGAGTCTTAGCTAGCTTCTGTATGAAGGTAGGGTCAACGTCTGGGTATTCTTCTGCGAAAGCCTCAAGGTCTTCAGAGATTTCCTCGTCAGATACACCTCCTTGTGTTGCTTTTTGTTGCAACTCCCTAACTGTCTTCTTGAGTTCCTTCACAGTTCTTTTCATTTCTAGGTGGGCTGACAGTGGTACTGTTTCATTGCCCAAGTCCTCTATGATTTCCTCTGCTGGTTCTCCGAGCAATTCAGCTACGGTTTTTTGTGCCTCCTCAGTCTTTGGCGTTTCCGCTTGGACTGGTTTTTGTTCGGTTGCTACTTCGGCTACAGTAGGTTCTCCGTTGCCCGTAATTACTGGGTCAGTCGACTTCGATAGCTCTGCTATCAATGCTGCGTCTTCGTTCATATTGAAAAATTAGGTATCGTCTAACCAGACGGATCTCATTCTCCTTTCGGAACAGCTTATCATGCTGCAAAAGATTTATCGTATCCCTACGACCTGTTGTTAATATTATACCGTACATTCTTTTAGGTTGCAAGGTATGTTCTGCCATGAGCCAAAGGGAACGGGTAATCCTTTAGTGATTCAGAGCAGAACGCACCCTACAAGTGCGTCAGATGTTAAAGATCCGGGTCTTCCTTCAGTGCCTCCTCGAGTGCCTCTTCCGCAAGCTGTATGTTCGCGTCCGAGTTGTTCAGGGCTCTGTAGATGTCCAGCCTTTCCTTGAGCCGCGCGCACAGCGATACGAGCTGTATGTGCGAGAGAATGGGATATCCGCTTGCAAGGGAGTCGAGAGTCGACAGTATGTCGGCTAGCGAACGCTTGATAATGATTTTGCCCCCCTCGCTGTTCTTCACGGCGTTCAGCGCATTCATTTCCCCAAGGTCTTTCCGTATTTCTTTTTTGCTTGGCTTATTTTGTGGCATCTAGTTTTACGTCTTCGAACTTTACTCCGGTTTGTTTCTCTATCTCCGCCTTTTCCTTCTTGTATTGTCGCAGGACCTTCTCGATTTCCTTCACCTTGTCCTTGGCTCCCTTTATGAAAGCCATTGACTCGAAGTACATGTGAGTGGCGTGCATTTGCTCCTCGGTAAGCGTGGCTAGGAATGGGTTGTTCGATAGGATGTTCGAGGTCTTGGCCTCGTGCAATTCTATGTTTCCCTCCATCTCGAGCACCTGCTTGTTAAGCTGAATCTCATGCTGGATAACCTGCCGTGCCGTGAACTGTGCCGTGATTCCGTCTTTCTCAATCAGCGAATCAATAGCGTTCTCCTTGTTTTTTTTAAGTATCTTGTAGTTGTTTGTCATTGTTATATCCCCGTTGGGGCGTTAGCTGTTAATGGATCTGTTGTTGGCGGCAAAGGCATACCCGTGCCTTCTCCTCCTGGTGGAATTGCTGTCCCGTTGGGTGGCTGTTCTGAGGGAACGCTTGCCATCTCCAACTGCTGCTTCATGATCTTGTTGTTCATCATCCGAGCCATGTTCGAGATAATGATTTGGTCTAGCGATTCCACGTATGCGAACATTCGCATTTTCTGCAGGTCGTCCATGTCGTCCTCGTTGTGCTGCATGAAGTCAACGAATCGCTGCTTGTATGCGGTTGTCGCGCCCGGGTTGGGCTTGACCCTCTTGCCGTCCAGGATGTCCTCTATGTCCCTCTCAGCCTCGCTCATGAGCTGCGCGTCTCCGAAGTCCGACGTGTCCATAAGCTCCCTGATTTCCTCCTCACCGAATCCTACGATGGTTGCCGATGTCTCGTACGCCTTCTTTGGATTCTGGGTTGGGTTCGCCATGTTTGCCGTCAGGAACTGCAATTTGTTCTTCTTGTCGGTCTCGCTCAATGCAATCTCAGCCTGCGAAGATTCCGCACTCACCGTGAAGTCCTCATTCTTTCTGAAGATGTCACGTCGTGCTACCTCTTCCTGAGATACTCCGTTTGGTCCGATCATCTCGACCGCAACCTTCTTCGTGAGGTGCTCCCGGACTCCCCACTGGTACAGCGTTCCGAATCTCTTGTATCCGAATGAGTATGACTTGTTGTAAAGTCCGAACCGGTCAGCAGCGTTGGCTTGGTTTCCTTCATAGATTCCTACCTTGTCCTCTTCTGCGACACCCTTGCTTCCTCCTGAAAGTCCTGAAGCCTTTTCCTGAATAGCCTCTAGCTTGTCAAACACCTTGATAGGGTTGTCAATAGACGGAGTGATTACAGTTTGGAACGCGCGGTTGATGTCAATGTCTCCCTTCACCCGAATGATTCCGTTTCTCTTGTACTTAAGCTCTGAAAGGTTTCCGATAGCTCCCACGTTCACGATTCTTTGTGGGTTGTTGATTTGCTCCGAGTTATCCACTGCCTGGTTGATTGATACGGCCTGCGTGTAGAAAATCTCACGAACTCCGTCAAGTGGAGACGGTGTCCAGAACTCTGTGAGCGACGGTCGTCGTGCATATGTCCAATACGGATACAGCCCTGAGGCGAATCTGTTCTCCATCTCGTCAATCTCAATGATTGCCCCTGAAGATTCCTGGATAAGCATGTAGTATCTCTTCCCCTCGAACGTAGTGAACCATCGCCAAAACACGTACTTGTCAGTGTCCACGATCTGCTTTTGCCCTGATGTAGTTCCCTGTGCGTACTGTCTGTTTCTCTTGTTTGATTCTTCCTGTGACAATTCGTCAGCGTTTCCGTTCCCCTCGATAAGTCTCTCTGTCTCTGCCTTCATGTAGATCTTAGCCTTGACTCCTGCTCTCAAATCCTCCTTCGTCTTTATAACCCCGTAGTTTCCCATATAAAAAGCCCTCTCAAGGTCAATGCCTCCAGCTGAGGGGTCAATAAGAAAATCATACACGTCGATGTTTTCTAGGTGTGGTTTGTATATTCCGTCTACCGATTCTGCATAGTATGAAAAGATTGCTCGCCCGTAGACAATCATTTGCTCCTTTCCTGCCAAGTCCTTGATGTCCCAGTCGTCGTTTTGCTGGTCGATAAGCTTCAACGCGTTCAGTCTCTGCACTCGCTGCAATTGAGAGTCTTTTCTTTTCTTGAACTTGAACGTGATTGAGTTGTCGATCTTTGAAAGCAACGTTGAAATGTATTCCTCCCCGCGACCAAGGTCAATGTTGGTTCTCGTAGCGTCTTGCGTCGTTATCTTTCTTTGATATGCAAGGTCTTCGTTCTTCTGCCATGTGTTATAAACTTTAGGTTGCTTATAGTTACGTGAAAAAATGATTTCATTGCCTACTTGAGCTCGGATTTTGTCTAGTTTGTCTTTGGATATGTTCATTTAATTGAAGTTACCCGTTCAATTAAGATTATGTTGCGTGTATTATACCATGTTCTGTGTCTAAACGCCAATATCTGGATACAAAGGCTCGTCTTCATCTATAATTTCCTCCTCTTCCTCGCTACTTTCCTCTGCGAAGTCCTTCATTTGCCATGCAATCGCACATGCAGTGAGCAAGTCGAAGTGCCTTGTCGTGTTAGTTATGTCTCTTGGATCCTCTTCCTTGTCCATTAGGTCATTTCTTGAGTATGACTTAGCCTCTTTGATAAGTGCTGGGTCGTTCAAGATAAGCAATCCGTCGTTGACAGCCTTCTGCAATCCGAAAAACATCTTCGGCTTTGTGAGCGAGTTCGTATTCCAGCCGTAATCCTTAGTCGTGTTGGTGCTTCTGACCTGAGTTGCCTTTCCTTTCTTGTATGCGAATAGGTTAACCTCATGTTGCTTTGCCTTAAGCACTGTCATGTCAAACTTGTTGTTCTCGATGGCGGCAAGGTTTCCACCAAACATCTCAGTCTCTCTGAATATCTCGTCTCCAAAGTCCTCGGGCTTCACGGTATTGCTTGCAAACGTGGCAACAACCTCGGCAGGAATGACGCTGAAGTTAATGAATACAGAAGCTGAGGAGTCAAGCCCCACACCGCCGGCAACGTCATGTCCCGATCCATATCTGTGCCCTGGGTTGAATAGCTTGTATATCCTGAAATCAGCAGTGGTCTTTACTGGAACTTTTGCAACCATGGTCTCAAGCTTTTCTCTGTCAAACAGAATATCCTTTGAGGCACTCGGCTTGCACTCTCGCTCTCCCTCGAAGTCGTCGTCAGTCGCCTTCATATGCTCTATGTCAGCAACCGTGTATCTGTCCCATACAGGAACTCCTCCGATCCAGATAGGGATAATGAGAATATGCTTCCGAGCCGACAGCTTCTCAGTTACAAGTTTGTGAACATTTCCCAGTTCGGAAATGTAGTTGCATGTGTATACAGATCCTCCACCCTTTTCCAATCCCGTCCTGGCCTCTTCCATGTTGTCCCATATTGCCTTGGTGATAACAGTGGATCGAAGCGTCTTTCTAGTCTCGAAGTCGTTGAACCATATGAAGTCGGGTCTGGTTTCCTCCTGAATAGCTCCACGTTGCTCCGTACCGACAGTATCAGCCACCACCTTGATGTTTGTAGCTGTAGTAAAGCTTCCCATAGTCTCCTCGCGCTTGTAGACCGTCTTGGCGAATGTCTCGGGATACATTCTAGTCACGTTTGGATTCACAAGCATGTTGTAGATGTCGGTCACGGACTGCTTTGAGTTGTCCCCGTCCTCAGCAAGAACCTTGAAATACTTTCTCGAGTGTTCCATATCGTTGAGAATGACAAAAGCAATGAAGAGTTTGGTCTTCACGTCTTTTCCTGCTCCACGAAATGCTATGTTAACAAACTGCTCAAGCTCAACACCACGATACACCCTGTAGTTTAATACGTTGATGTCATGATGGAACTTTGCGTCCTTGCTTTTGAAATACTTTGGGAATAGATGTCTGCCCCATATGCCGAACTTGAATACAACCTGGTCTTCAGTATTGCTGCCATCAAAGCAGAACAAAGCCTTCTGTGCCTTTATATCTTCGCTATTGAGTATTTCCTGTATTTCCATGTAGAAAGTCTTGTATTACCTTATCCGCCTTCTCCTTGGCTTCCTTGTCTACCACTACCACGGTTGTAGTCGTGTCAGACTTGGTATCAGGGTTTCCTTCAGCCATCTTCCATACTATTTCAGCAGGAAGGGTCTTTAGGTATTCAATCTTCTCTGAATCAGGAAGCGACTCTAGGTATTCCTTAGCAAAAGTCTTGAGAGACTTTCCCTTTGGTCTTCCTCCTGGGTTTCCTGACTGTCCTTTGACGAATTGGTATCCTCTAAGCCAATCATATTGTTTTTTATCCTGTTTCTCTGTATCGTCCATTGTCGCATTATACCACATTTTGTCTAGTCCTCATAATCATACACCTCGAATCCTATTGCTGATTGCAACGTGTTGGGATTCTCCTTCTTCCAATCCTCGTCAACCCACACATCGTCAGGCTTGGTTCTCCTTTCGATCTTCAAAGCCTGCTGAGCAGATTTAGCCATTATGTATTTCTTAATGACAAATCGCTTGATGGGTACTTTACTCAGCTTTTTTCTTTCTTGTTTTTTTTGGTTTTTCTTCATCTTTGCTTACGACGATTTTGTAATCTCCAATTTCCTTGACGATTGCCTTGTTTCCAACTAGTGCCTTCATTCCAGCTTTCATTGCCTCCTTGAAGTCGATAGGGTTGTGAATCGTATGCACGAGCTTTGCAGAGTCCTGAGTTCCCCGTATCTTTACTCCGAGCTTTTTCCCCCACATTCTCCGATACGCTCGGTTTGTGTTTTGCAATTCCTCAATGCTCGGTGGTCGAGTATCTGATTCCAATGGTTTCATAATTTTATAGCTCTATTCGGCTGTTAATTTTTTCTAGATTTGCAAGTATGATGTGTGTCCGTGCGATAGCGTTGTTCAAAGTTTCTTCAAGCTCACAAGATGGTGTCTGTTCAAGTCCAGTAGTAATTTCTTTCTCGGGAACAGGGAAGCTTAGTATTGGGTTTATCTTGTCCTCGATTACCTCCACAGCGTTAGAAATTAGGCTGAGGTTGTGCTGCAATGCCTCGATTCGATTTCTAACAGATCCTTGTTCATGTGGTGTTGATGTTGATGATTTCATTGTGATGTGCTTTTTAGTTTGCTTTGTATACGTGTAATTCTATCACTTGTCGTTGCACTATGCAACACGTTCTTCTGTGGAGCAGTTCCTCCTGTAGATTTTTCCCAGGTATGAACTGCAGCCTTCCAGTTTTTCATTTTCGATTTCCCAATGACCCAGCCCTTTGATTCGTAGAAGTTCCAGAAGCGTTCAGGATCAACCTTGTTGCCTCGAGACTTGCAATATTCTGCTATCTCCTCAACTTTTGGTGGTGTGAACTTTTGTGTTGGTGTTATATCTATTCTTATCTTATCTATACTATTCTTATCTATACTAGGTCTACGTACTGTCGACACGTTGTCGACGTAATCATTATTGATGTCTCCTTTGACTGTGAAATGACCCTCGGGAAGCCTCACTGCACCTTCAGGGTTGAATGTGTACGTTCCGTTTTCACGTATGTACAGCATGGCTCTTTCCTTGCCGTACTTGGTTTCCTTGTAAATCTGTTTTCTAATGTAGTTGTTGATTCTCCAATGCTTGATAACGCAGATACCATTGTCAAAAACAAGCACAAACTTCTTTGCGACAAGAATCTTGTACACATCTTCACTCGAACCAAGCATACGCATTATGGTCTTCGGATTATCCACAAATCCGTCGTCGTCAGCCGCAGTTCCAAGATGAAAATACAGGCATTGAGACTCAGCTGGCATATCCAAAAAAGCGTCGCTTCTCGTTATCTGCTCGTTGAACATACGCTTGTTGACTTTACTCATTTGCCGCTCGGCGATCTTCGCCCTTTAGCTCGTAGAAATTACACATGCCCTCGATACGCGACATGATTCTGTCCCCGTATTGTTTGGTGAATGCCTCTATCGACAAGTTTGTTGTAATGAATAATGCGGACTCGTTGAGTTCTGCCCGATTGATGACCATGAATAGCATTTCCTGTGACCACTCAGAATCTTTTTCAGCACCGATATCGTCGAGAAGAATATAATCACGCGTTCTGAACTTTTGGATTGGAGACTGCCTTTCTGCAAAGCTGTTTTTTGTATCGAACAAAACTTCCTGCCATACGTCTACTTCAGCGTCTCTACCTGTTTTCTTGATCGTATTCGCTATCGCGTGCAAGATGTATGTCTTGCCCACTCCGCTGTCACCAAAAAGGAATAAACCCTTAAGGAACAAGCCTGAGTTTCTATCTTCAGGGCTAAGTCCAGTGACACTATTTTTTATAATCAAGTCGACAATTTTTTGGTCAACTTCCTTCATTGTTGCATTTTTATATTTCATGCTCACATTGTACCACTAAAAATATTACAATGTACAATAGTAAGTTATCCACACATGAAAGTTTACTTGCGTAAACAATAGTGTGATACAATTATCGTATGAAAACAACAACTAAAACACAAACAAAAAAGAACAAAGTAAATCTTGTAGTTATACTTGACAAAAGCGGAAGCATGGAAGGTATATCGAAACAAACTATATCAGGAGTGAACGAATATCTAGGAGATTTGATTAAAGATGAGAAAGCAGAGTATACAGTTTCTATGACATTGTTTGATACTACAGTTGAAAGACTATTCAAGAACGAAAAACTGTCAAAGAAACATAAACTAGATTCTGATTCATATAGAACAGGAGGAGGCACAGCGTTGTATGATGCAGTTGTCGAAACAATACGAGATGTCACTCCTGAAATGTCATCTGATAGAACCTTGTGTATTATTGTTACAGACGGAGAAGAAAACTCATCACGAACATACAATGAGAAAGATTTATCTCTACAGATAAAAACTTTAGAGAATAAAGGCTGGAAGTTTGTATTCTTGGGAGCTAACCAAGATAGTTTTGCAACATCAAAAAGATTTGGAATATCAAACCTTCAAGATGTATCTAACTTTAAGACAAGTGACAAGGGTATTCAAGTGATGTTTTCTAGTCTTTCAACGAATACAAGAGGTTTTGCTAGCGGCACTATGACATCGAACGACACTAGTGGGATAAACTTCTTTAGTAAGAAAGATCAAGATAATCTAAACAAAGCATAATGCAAGTTTGTACATCGAAAAGAAAAAAGAAAATACTAGAAATGTATTCAGAGGGCAAGTCAGTCGAGTACATTTCCCATCATTTTAGTATGACAATTCTCAAAGTAAAGAGCTTACTCTACAGAGATAGAGTGGCTCAGAACAAGACAAGAAACAAACACATCATAGCTATGTACAAAGAAGGAGTTAAACAACGAGAAATAGCAGAAAAGTATGGTATTACAACACAAGCAATATCAAGCATTATACACAACAGAGGAGAAGCATTTAAGAAACACAAGACATACTAGATATGAAACTCGAACAACAAGTAACCAGCCTAGAGCTGTCAAAAAGAATGAAAGAGCTTGGATTAAAAATCGATAAGCCATTATTTTACTATGCTAGATATGGAGTGACTGGAATAGTTCCTGTATATAGAAATCAACTTATACTTGATGATGTAAACCTAAATGATTGTATTCCAGCATACACAGTAGCCGAGCTTGGCGAGATGCTGCCAAAAGGCTGTGCGACATTCAATAGTGAATACCAAAATACTTGGAAATGTTCATTATCTGCAGAGTTTGTAAAAAATGTAAGGGATTATCAAGATTTGGATGCAGATAATGAAGCAGATGCCCGAGCAAAAATGCTCATTTATTTAAAGGAAAATAACTTAATATAAACATTATATGCAAACTACACCAAAAAGAAAAAAAGACGGTTTTAGGAGAGTAGTTAGGGAACTTGCGAAACAAGAACCAACAACATATCACGTATGCGTACCTATAGATGTTGCACTGCAAAAACTACAGCGAGGAGTAAACATATTTGATGGCACACCACTTGAGGCATTTCACTCTCTTATGACTGCAAAGGAAAGAGGCCATACATATTACACAGGATGTAATAATGTAGACAGAGAAGGTAGATGTAAAGGTCATTTAACTAAAGATAGAAAATAAAATTATGACAACACAACAACTACGAGATGATTTTAGAGCATTTACTCGAAAAAATATATTTAGTTCTATTAGTATAGATGTATATACAGACTACTGGCTCGATCGTATGAAGGAACAAGAAGAAGAATTGATTAAAGCCTTTGGAGGTTGTAAGAACTGTTATGGAAAAGGTTATTACACCAACCTAGATAATGTAGCTGGTAGCTATGACTTTGGTGATGAAATACCATATGCTCAACCAACCCCGTACTACAACCCCTGTACTTGTGCTAGAGGAGTGCAGTTCAAGAAGTCGCAGGAAGAATTGGTGAAGAAGTGTGCAGAGATTGCCTATGGATATGTAAATGTTCTTCTATCAGGAGCAAGTGAGGGGCTAGATAAAGATTTATCCAAGAGTGCAAAAATGGTAGCTGGTCATGAGATAGCATTACAAATAGAAAGCCTACTAGGCAAACAATAATATATGAAAAAAACGGAAGATTTAAAACCAAACTACGCTCCAGTATATGCTGCACTGTATCCTGATTTATGCAAGATATTTCAGAAACATGGATATGCACTTGCCATACATGGTAGTCTTGCAAGAGATTTTGATTTAGTTGCTATAGCTTGGTATGAGAAACCGTCTAGCATAGAAGTAGTTATACAGGAACTTATATCAGATTTTTCAATTAAACAGATTGGAGAACCTGAAGAAATGAATCATGGTAGAATTGTGTATACATTAAGTATTAGTCACGGAGAATGTTTTATAGATTTATCAGTAGTTAAAACCAAATAACTAAACTACATGAAGATATACATAACAACAGACACGCATTTCGGACACAAGAAACTCATTGAATGGGGTAGACCTGAGGATTTTGAAGATAAGATAGTGAATGGATTTAAACAAATTGAATTGGAAAGATTGCAAACTCTTCCAGATGGATATACAAAAATACTGACAAGAAATAAAGCAGCAGGTTGTATAGGAGATGGCTGGACTGTTGACGTTATTGCCCACATACTGTCATTCATACCTAAACAATAGTTATCCACAATTTAATTATCCACAATGTTGACAGTTGTAACATATTTGATAGACTATATGTATCAGCAATTTACAAATAACCGCTGATACAAAAAATATATGAAGTCAACACAAGAACTGCTACAAACACAAAGAAACAACGTAGAGCTAAATCGAAAAAGAACTCCTATGAAAGTATTCATCGGGGGAGCTATCATAGCAACATACGCTTGCATATTTTTATCAGCAGTCCTAGTTGATATATTCGTACTAAAATAATTTTATGCTATTTATACTTAAATCAACACACGATAGAATCGTAAAAAACTATAAAGAATCTATCGCAAACATTACGAAAGATGCAGAGAGAATAATCGGAAACGTACAACGAGAGGCACACGAGCAAGGATATAAAGCGGGACTGATGAAGAAAGGTTGGGACATTGAAATAAAAAATACAAAACCATTCATGCTACCAGGTTACCCTACTACAGAAGGAACTCCAGTTGTAGAATCTCCAACAAAAAAGATTTTGATACGAAAGAAAAGAGCTAAGATGAGTGAGGCTGAAAGAAAAGCTCGACAGTCAGAAACAAACAGAAAGACATACAACAAACTACGATTGAAGAATACTCGTGCCGGCAGATTACCACATGAATACTTCAGAATAGTTGACGGTATAAAAATATCAAACTTAACAGATAAACCACTACACCCAAAAAAACCAAATGGCAAAAGCAAATAGAGAACGAGAGTATGAGAAACTTGTAGAGAAAGATATTGAAATCAGCAAGCAACTTATAGAACTCGAACTGAACGCTGGAACTTGGCAAGAAGTACTCGCTCAAAAGGGATTGAATGCCATTGAGAAGCGAGTTGCTGAAATCAAGTCAAAGCAAATCAACATCAAACTTGAGAACCTGTATACCCAAAAGGAACTTGTGCAAAAGGAGATAGATATACACATGGGTCTCGGAAACAAAAAAACGGATTACGAAGAACCTATAGAAGTCGGACAGTCCGAGTAAAGATATGAGAAAAAAGAAAACATTCACATACAAAAACATAACCTTCAATCAAGAACTCATATACATTGATATAACTCCTTCTATTGCATATGGTTGGAACGGTGCAAAGTCGATATACATAGGTTGGTTGTTCTGGAACATAATAATAGACTTAAAGTAAACCTTATGAAAACAAATACAAAAACAATGAAACTTGGTACAGCTGACTACGCAAAAGTAGTTGACCGGCTCAAAATATTCAGAGAGGAAAATCCAAGAGGTGACATCAAGACAAAGCCTACAATCATGCCTGACGGACAGATAATGTTCGAGGTATACATATTGAAGGACAAGTCGGACGAAACTTCAGGTAGTGCGACAGGTCACGCATTGGGAAAGAATACAGGACTCAAAGCGTTTGAGAAGCTTGAGACCGTAGCTACTGGGCGTGCACTTGCATTGCTTGGATACATGGCTAGTGGTGAGATTGCAAGCTCAGAGGAGATGGACTTGTTCTACGAGTTCAAGGCTGAGAAGAAGGAGGAGGCGTTAAAGAAGCTTGAGGAGTGCAAGAACAAGGAAGAGTTGAGAGATGTCTTCATGTCGCTTGGAAGCCTCATGGCAGACAAGGAAATTATAAACAAGAAAGACGAACTAAAATCCAAACTCAAATAGCCATGAAAATCATACAAGTAGAACAAAACTCGCCTGAATGGTTGGAACTTCGAAAAGGAAAGATAACAGGATCTAAGCTAAAGGATATCGTAACACTCAAGGGAAACGGAACGAAGATAGGATTCTATCAGCTTATTGCGGATAGGCTTGCAGTTGAAAATACTCTTGAGGAGGACGAGGAGAAGGAACACGACAGAGGTCACAGATTGGAAGACGAGGCACTTGCTTTGTTTTCTGAAATGACTGGAAAGACTGTAACCAAGGGAGGAATGTGGATATCTGAAGAGAACGAAAACATAGCCTGCTCTCCTGACGGAAGCATATATGAAGGAGATATTATACCTGAAGCCGCAGAAGTCAAGTGTCTGAAATCGGCACGGCATATTGAGGCTCTTATCACACAGGAGATTCCTTCCGAGTATACAGCACAAAAGATACAGTATTTTATTCTTAACGAAGACCTACAGAAACTATACTTCCTATTTTATGACCCTCGAGTGACCGTAAAACCACTATTTTGGATTACGGTAAACAGAGAAGATATAGAGGAAGAGATAGAGTTTTACAAGGATTACCAAAACCAAACGCTCGAAAGAGTTAATAAGATAGTCGAAGAGCTATCATTCTAAAACAAACATATGAAACATATATACAAACTTAATGAAAAGGTAAAGATAGTGCGAATAAACGATGGTTATCCAAGTGAACAAAAGTATGTCGGCAAGATTGGTGTAATTGAAAGTATAAACTCATACCATTCTATTTACAAATATCAGGTTGTAGTAGATGGAGATAATATATCATTTGCCGAAGAATGTTTATCTAAGACAGATAAAACTTTAGACGATCTAGAAAAAGACGATGTTGTAGTAAAAGACAGTAGAGAAAGAACAATACTAGAGGTGTTCGGTAGACTATATTTTATGGGCTACAAAGACGACACTGGTATATTTGTACATGCAGGCACATATACCCTAGACGAAATAAAAAAGTCAGGTTGGGAGGTAAAGACAGAGCCTATAGCTGAAGAAGAGGTTCAAGAAATGACAGTTGCTGAAATCGAAGCATTTGTTGGAAAGAAAGTTAAGATTGTAAAGTAACACTATGACAGGAGTATTCTTAGCAAAATCAATAGCGGGAAAGTTTAGCCTAGGATCTGATATCAACAGAGAAAGGTTTCAGTGTGATGTTAAGGCTCACCCAAACGCAACGTATCGGATAGAGCGTATCCAACCGAAAAGAAGCCTTGCACAGAACGCATTCTTCTGGCTGTTCCTTGAGGTGATAGAGCGAGAGACAGGAAACACAACAGCTGACATGCACGAGTATGTAAAGAGGTATCTCACTCCCAAAGTAGAACGAACTGTCCGTATTCTAGAAAATGGAAAAATGGTCAAGCACGTTGGAATGGCTGGGAAGGGAACTTCAGAGCTGACAAAGATGGAGATGTCAGACGTTATGGATAAGCTATCAGCACTCACAGGAGTTTCGATTCCTGATCCGCAGGAAGCAGGATTCATACGGAGTCGTTGACAGTCGTAAACACATCATAGTACAATAGTATCAATGAAAGATTCTTTTGCACTAAAGCAATACACTGACGAGATTGTATCAGGATATGGTAGTTATACAACTGCTGTGCTAACACCTGAACCTATAGACACAGACACACTACTCAGAGCAGTTAGAGAATTACAACTTGATCCAAACCCAAGCTATTACTTAACACCTACAGGATATGTACGTTGTTATCCAAGAACAGGGTTAGAGCACCTCCCAAAAGCTCAATATCAAGTAACACAAGAAAACACAAACAGTATGAAAGAAGTACTATCTTACGACGAAATAAAAGTAGGACAAGAAGTTCACGCATACCCACAAGATCACAAAGAAGGAATGGTAGGTATGGTGGGAGAAATAGATAGTTCTTGTATATACATACATAACAATACAAAGTCTGGAAGTACAGGGAATATACACCCTAGTAAGACTGGATACTTGTATTCTTGGTGTGTAACAAAAAGTTCTATACAAAGTGGAGCTTCAAAAATATTTATAAAAGATAACGCCCTAAAGGCAAAACCAACAAAAAATATGTCAATAATCGAAAAAGCAAAACTTATCATGAAGAAAGAGCCTAACAAGACTTTCATTAAGGCTGGTATCATGGACATGAATGATAACCTTACAAGCGAAGGTAAAGAACTATTCATCAACTATTTGCTTACTAAGAATCAAGACGATTTCAAAGCTACAGTGGTAGACCCTATCATTGCAGAGCAAGAGGCAGAAAAGAAATAGTTTTCACACTCAGCACCTTACCGGTGTTGGACTGTGCAAATTATGCACATTTTAACAAAACACTAAAAAACATACAATTATGGAATCAAACAAACCATTAAAAATCGTTGTATCAATCATAGCACTTGGCTTTCTTTCTCTAATAGTACTAGCTTCCTTTTCGGGAACTATAGACGCTGGAGAAAGAGGAGTAAAGACTAGGCTTGGTAACGTAGTTGGAACACTGGACTCAGGACTTTACTTCAAGCTCCCAATAATCGAAAGTGTTACAAAGATCAGTATCAAGACTCAGACCGTAACATACGAGAAGGAAAATCCTCTCACATCTGCGTCTAAGGACTTGCAAGATGTTCAGATTGCGACTGTTGTAAACTATCATATTGAGCCATCTCAAGTTGAGAATATTTACATCAACTACAAGACTGTTGAAGAGTTTGAAGAAAAGGTTATCAGACCCGAAGTGAGAGCGACAATCAAAGCTGTTGCCTCTCAGTATACGGCTGAAGAGCTTGTGAACAAGAGACCTGAGTTCTCAGATAAGGCTAGCTTTGCACTCAACGAGCAGTTGACTACAAAAGGAATCGTTATCGAGAATGCCAACATCACTGACCTGCAATTCTCTAAGTCATTCTCTGAAGCTATCGAGGCTAAGGTTACTGCTGTACAAAATGCCGAGGCTGCTAAAAACAAGCTAGAGCAGATCAAGTACGAGGGAGAACAAACGATTGTTGCCGCTAAAGCTGAAGCTGAAGCTGTAAGAATCAAGACTCAAGCCATCAACTCACAAGGAGGTGCAGACTATATCAAGCTACAAGAGCTTAGATATTGGAACGGAAGCAAATGTACATCATACTGTTACGGAAATGATGTACCATTACCAGCCCAAATCCTAGACTCTAGGGAATAACATATGAAGAAATCAGAACACGTCGTAGGTATCCTAGCTATAGTTTTATTGGTTCTACTAATCATATTCCTATAAAACCATGAAAAAAGGATTCACACTAATCGAACTTCTCGTTGTAATTGCAATCATAGGAATACTATCCTCAATCGTTCTTGCCTCAATTGCTGACGCTCGAAGCAAAAAGGAATGTGGTGGTTCTGTGTGCACGGCAACTAGTTCAAAAAACAGAAACTAACATGTTTGGAAACACTATAAGAAAGCGAATCATGGCGAAGCTAAACGCAATGATAGCTGAAAAAGAAAAACAATTTCAAGAAGGTTGCAAAGGTATTGACGTTCAGTGCAACGATACGATTGCAAAAATAGAAGCTGAAAGAATATCTTCAAAAGAAATTCTAGCAGACCAACTTGTTTCAGACATACTGAAATAATCCCTCTTGGGAGCTGTGCATTGTAAGGACTATGTGCATGGCTCTCAGTATAGATTATGAAAAAAGCAAAACAACACATACCAAAAAGATATTTTCCATTCCCGTCTTTCGAGACATTCAAGAAGCATATGGATAAGCTGAAGAAGTTCGACAAGGACGTTCAGCGTATTGACAATGCGTTCAAGATACTAGACAAAGACTTTTGTGGTTTCAACTTTGGCTGGGTACATACACACATATTCCAACTCATTACCGAACTTATGCACGATAGGTATGATTACATTGGATATTACATATACGATCTTGACTGGGGAAAGTCATGGAAGAAAGGATCTGTTACTGACAAGAGTGGAAAGGATATTCCGTTGAAAACGTTCAAGCAGCTGTACAATCACATCAAGAGTGGTGTATAATGACATTGATTATCCGTGACGGAATAGTAGACGTAACAGTTTCAAAAACTGAAAGCTCCCAGTGCAAGTCTGGGCGGGTAAACAATATCGGAGAATACATGAAGTAGACAAACATGGCTCGCTGTAAACGAGTTGCCTTCGGGCTTCGTAGGTGCAAATCCTTCTTCTTCGACTAGAAAGAACATTCATAGTGTGGTATAATATATACGTGGAATACAGCACGATAACATTGCTCGGTGAACCGAAGAGTACTAGCCATATTTACAAAATGACATGCAGGGGCAGATTTGCAAGCATGTACATGAGTAAGGACGGCAAGACGATAAAGGACTCATATATAAGACAAGCTTCGTCCCAGTGGCATTCTATGCCCTTAGACAATGATTTGGATATAGACCTGAAGATCTACTTTGGCACTAGACGGAAGGCTGACATAGATAACTTCAACAAGCTCAGCTTTGACGCATTGACCGGCATAGTTTGGGAAGACGACAGCCAGATCAAGAGAATGACTATCGAGAAGCTGTACGATAAAGAAACTCCAAGAATTGAAATACACATAAAATCATATGAAAACACCAGAGCTAACAGTTAAAAATCTAAAGAAAGCATTGTCGAAAGGACTATCCCCGACAGAGTGTTCTCATGGCTTCAAAAAGCACAAGCAGCAGATATCAAGATTCATGGCGAAGTACAACATTAACCTCAAGGACATACGCAAGAAAATATATGACGAAACATTTCGTTAGCGTTCTATACCTAATATTCGGAATAGTGGTGGCACCAGCAATTTTACTGACAATAGTCCTCTTGTGCGTATTCAGCAAGGACTTCAGAGAATACCTTTTCAGCGTAGGCGAAGATCACACATCATAAGTTATCCACATGCAGGTTGTTGACACTTGTAACAGTGCTGATATACTTTATACATGGCACAAAAAAAGACACCTAAAATAATACAAGTCATTGTAGTACCAGCTACAGAGAATTATCATTCAAGTTTTACTCACGCATTGGACGAAGATGGAAACTTGTATATTGAGGTGACAGGTGCTGAAGGACCAGAATGGCGACTATATATATCAAACAATAAAGAAAGACAATAAAATTATGACATTCATAAAAAACCTAGCTAACGCTACAAACAAAACAACAACAGAAAACGGAGCTGCAACTCACCTATCAAGCCAAAACCCATTGCTAGACTTTTTCGCTCTAGGTGGATCAACACGAAAGAATCCTGAGCTTGGAATGGACTTGTTCAAGAAAGCACTAGCCTACGATAAAGTAGGTGCTATTCGAACACTGTTCTACTTCCGAGATATTCGAGGGGGACAAGGAGAAAGAACTTTGTTCCGAAACGGATTGAAGGTTCTAGCTTCAGAATATCCTGACGAGCTTGTAAGTGTTCTTGACTTCATTAAAGAATACGGACGATACGACGATCTTGTGTCTCTTGCCGATGTTGACTCTGTAAAGGAGAAGGTGATGGTTATCATTCAAGACACACTTGCTGACGACTACACAGCTATGCAAAAGGGAGAATCGATTTCTCTTCTTGCTAAATGGCTACCTTCAGAAAACGCGACTTCAAAAGCTACAAAAAAACTTGCAACAGTTATCCGAAAGGCTCTTGGTGCAACCCCAAAGTCTTACCGACAAACTCTTACAAAGCTTAGAGCTGCAATAAACATCGTAGAAACTCCAATCACAAACAAAAACTACGACGGTATTGACTACTCAAAACTTCCTTCTCAGGCTGGATTCAAGTATCGAAAGGCGTTTAAGAAAAACGATAGTGTTCGATATGCGAAGTTCATGGAGAAAGTGGAGAAAGGCGAAGCTACGATCAACGCTGGAACTCTTTCTACTTACCAAATCTACGACGCTGTGAAGAAAGGTGACGATGTGAAGGCTCTAGACGCACTATGGAACGCACTTCCTGACTATACTCGAGGCAACAACGCCCTTGTGGTGGCAGACGTGTCAGGTTCTATGAGTGGAACTCCTATGAGTATGTCAGTATCACTTGCATTGTACTTTGCTGAACGGAACAAGGGTCAATTCAAGGATTACTTCATGACCTTCAGTTCAGAACCAAGACTACAAAAAGTTGTAGGTAAAAACATTCGAGAGAAAATGAACAGCATCGAGACTGCCTCTTGGCAAATGAGCACGAACATCGAAAAGGTGTTCGGTACTATCTTGAACGTTGCCATCTCAAACAAGACAAGCGAGGACGAAATGCCTTCGACTGTATACATCATTTCAGACATGGAGTTTGATTCTGCAACACGACATGAGTCTACAAACTTCGAGTTCATAGACCAAATGTACAAGAATGCTGGATACAAACGACCACACCTTGTATTTTGGAATGTAGACGCTCGAAACAAGCAAGTACCGGTTACAGAAGGGGAAGGAGGAACATCTCTAGTATCAGGATCAAGTCAAAGTACATTCAAGCTAGTTGTCGAAAACAAGACTCCTGAGCAGACAATGCTTGACGTTATCAACAGCGAGAGATATTGCAAGATTCTCGCTTAGTGGTATAATGTAGAGAGAACATTGAAATTATGCTCATACAGCAACAATAATATTCTTGGTTCGAGTCCAAGTGGGGGCACAGTACGCCCCCATAGCCTAACAGGTAAAGGCACTTAAAAGAGCATAGATATTTCAATAAAGATTCGTACAGCAAAAATAAAAAATACCATTTTAAGGTCGCGGTCGTTGGTTCGAGTCCAACCTCTGCCTTCGGGCAGAGTAGCTCAGTTGGTAGAGCACGAAAAACAACCGAATCTAGTCTTTACATAACCAAGGTACATACAGCAAAAAAAACCAATCAATAACATTTGGCGTTATGTTCGAAAGAACAGAACTCAGTCGTAGAGTTATAATACGATTGTACCTAGCAATACTTATAGGCACGTACAGCAACCACAAAAAACTTGACTTAAAATCAAATAACATTTTGTTGCCTAGAATAAGTGTGGGTGTGAGGACACTCCAAGTCTCCAAAACTGAAGATAACAGGTTCGACTCCTGTCATGCTTGCAAGCACATTAAAAAATATAGAGAATTATTGGGGGGAACGGGGAAATTATGCGGATTGGACAACGCAAATGACGTTAAAGTACCTATGGTAGTGCTTTCATTCCAATTATAAAGCATGGTGATTAGCTATCACTTTCCCCACTAGTTCTTTACAATATATGCAAAAGCCAGGTAATAGTTTAAGAGAAAAATCACTCCCTGTGAAGGAGTCGTTGAGGTCTCATAATTCCTCTTATCTGACCTTTGCATATAATACTCTATTGGCGTAATTGGTAACCGCATTCGTCTTAGAAACGAAGTTCTACAAGTTCGAGTCTTGTATAGAGTACCACAATTCAGAATCGTATAATGGCAGTACACCGAGCTTTGACCTCGTGAATCTTTGGTTCGAATCCAAGTTCTGAAACCAACAAAACAGTACCCTAGCTTAAATAGTGAAGCACACGGCTGATACCTGTGAGAGTGGAAGTGCAAGTCTTCCGAGTACTACCTGCAAACAGCAGAAATGCAATTCAAATCGAATATGGAGTGAACCATGCAAAGCACGCAAGTGTATCAAACTCGATTGTGGAAGTGTTCGTTACCACTGTTTGCAGAATGTGGTCTTATATCTCAGTGGCAGAGAGCCTGTCTTATACACAGGTGGCTTTGGTTCGATTCCAAATAGGACTACTATACAGTCGCATAGCTCAATGGTTGAGCGACGCTTTTACACAGCGTAGGTTGCAGGTTCAAGTCCTGCTGTGACTACAGGCATATAGTTTAATAGAAGAATAAAGGCGTTCTAAGCCTCTGATCTTGGTGCAAATCCAGGTATGCTTACAAACTCATAGTTCAGCGGATAAAGAATGGTCGCCTTCGAAGCGATTGACGATGGTTCGAATCCATCTGAGTTTACCAAATCCTTATTAGCTTAGTGGAAAAGCACTCGGTTGAAACCCGATAGTCACAAGTTCGATTCTTGTATCTGGAACATTCCTATAATTCAACAGTAGAATAGAGAGCTTTTAACTCTTTTACCGTGGGGCGGCACCACGTAGGAATACATGCCTACTAAAGACAAGACGAAACAAGCAGTGTGGAGTTCTACTCATTACCATAAAAATAAGCAAGAGTATTATGCTAGAAACAAGGCAAAGAAAAAGCTTCTGCAAGAATATGTCAACAATACAAAAAAAGGAAAACCGTGCAAAGATTGCGGGGGTATGTTTCCGGCTTGCGTAATGGATTACGACCATATAGGAGAAAAGATTCGCAGTGTATCTTCAATGACAGTTAGAGGCACAAACATCAAAAAGATAGATGAAGAGATAGCAAAGTGCGAGCTTGTGTGTGCTAATTGCCATAGAGTACGTACTTATGATAGAATACAAGTAAATAAGCATAAATAACACAATGGCTAGTGTACTTGCCTTCCAAGCAAGGGGTCTGGGTTCGAATCCCAGTTTTTGCACCAGGATATAGTGTATCGGAAACACAAGTGACTTGGGCTCATTTAAGCAAGGTTCGACTCCTTGTTTCCTGACAAGATAAAGATGTGTTATAATTGTAACATGTCCTGTAGACCAGAGTTAAAAAAAGCACTTTCAAGAGAGTTTTTGATTTCATACCGCAAGATGATGATCCGGAGAACGGAAGACAAGAATACCTTGACAAGATACCAATACAGAAAGAAGTACAAGAAGTACAGAGATCCAAACTTTCAAGAGGTAGCGCTTGCGGAGTTTCGAGAGGTTGTGATAGAATTAGATACGGCTATATCGTCTAATGGCAGGACATCGGATTTTCATTCCGCGAAACAGGGTTCAATTCCCTGTATAGTCACCAGCTGTGGGATAGAATAACGGTAGTTCAAAGGTTTCATAAGCCTTGCGTATGGGTTCGACTCCCTTTCCCGCAACAAGTAAGAGCCGTTGGTGAAGCAGCGAACACTCCCGTTTGCAAAACGGTTATCCACAGGTGCAAGTCCTGTACGGTTCTCAAATGTGGTATAATTTCTATTGTTGTATGTGTGTATCAGACACCTATAGCATAATATGAAACATATATACTCAATCGCTCTTTTGCCTATGCTTTTGTTGTCGTCAACGTCTACTGTGCAAATGCCAGCAACGCTGCCGACGATAGAGGAAAAACCTGTGACCATCGAGAAGCAGGTCGAAAACATAGCTAAGACAATAAAATACAAAGAAACCAAGAATGATACAAAGTGTACCAAGCGAGGTAAGGACGGGGAATACGGTTGTTTTCAAATAATGCCAGGTACATGGAAAAACCTAACCAAGAAACACTTGGGAAAGGTGAAGGGGTTTTCACTGGAGCTTGAAAGACCGATAGTAGAGATGGAGATCAAGTCTCTGCTTCTACAGGAAATGACGCCTAAGCAGATCTTCAAGGTGTGGAATAGTGGAAACACTAGGCCGTGCAGCAAGGGTATCAATAAGAACGGAACTCCATATGACAGCTGCAAGTACGTTAGGGAAGCCATGGAGTTATACACAAAGCTTGAGTTGGAATAACTTTACATATACAATGTAATAAGAACTAAAGTCCATTAGAGTACGTGCTCTTGGACTTTTTTTCTTGCCATGATATAATTGCCATGTGGGTCACCAGAGCCCACAATCTTTTCTTCCATCATTTGAGTTTGACATAGCATAATTTTATTACAAGACACACCTATGATAAGGGGTGTGTTTTTGTTTTGGAATATGTGGTATAATATGTACGAGGAAAACTTCCCCTCACCCCAACGCCACATGCAAACTCTGCTCTTTGACCTTTTTTTCGGGGAGTATCACTACTTCCCTGATTTGAAGGAGGTGTATCTCACGTAGGCTACCCTGCCTACTATGGTGGTAAGTCCACCAACCCACATATAACCAGTGTGGGTTCTTTACTTTTCACAAGTAGGTGATAAAATGGTATACATGAGTAAGAATCCTGTGTACCAAAAAACATACAAAAAGACTGAGAAAGGTGTTATCACTCAATCTAAATACTATGCCTCCATTGCAAAAAAGAATGCCAATACGAGATACAGGAAGAAATACCCTCAAAAGCTAAAGGCAATAGCAAAGCTCAATTATCATATAAGAAAGGGATACATAAAACGAGGAACTTGCGAAGTGTGTAAGACTAAAGAAAATGTCCAAGCTCATCATGAAGATTACTCGAAACCACTTGATGTAATATGGGTATGCCCATTACATCACAGAGCAATACATTTGCATAAGGAATCTGTTATGCTATAATGTATCTGTAGTCCTTCGTTCTGCCTAGCGGGGCTTAGGGCTACAATGCCTCATTAGCTCATGAAGTAGAGCAATAGTTTTGTAAACTATCGAATACAGTGCAAGTCTGTGATAAGGCTCAAATAAATATTCCTTGATAGCTCAGTGGCAGAGCGGTCGGTTGTTAACCGAAAGGTCGCAGGTTCGAGCCCTGCTTGAGGAGCAAGTCAGAGTGGACGAAAGTCCTGTTCGGAAGGTGCTTTTTAGACATCGTTCCTATCCGAAGAGCTCTGGCTTATGGGCTTTTGGTTAAGTGGCATAACAACCCTTTTGCACGGGGTAGTCTAGGGTTCGATTCCCTATTAGTCCACAATGGAAGGTTGGCAGAGTAGCAATGCAACTCCTTGCTAAGGAGCAGACCTGCAAGGGTTCATAGGTGCAAATCCTATACTTTCCGCAGACAGATGGTGCGATATATTCTGAATAAGCACTGCAAACAACACGTCTGTTCAAGGATTGATGGCGTAACGGTATCGCAATAGTCTTGAAAACTATCCAGTCGCAAGGCTGTAGAGGTTCGAATCCTCTTCTTTCCACAAAAAAATATAGGGATTATAGTTCAGTGGCAGAACGTGTGCCCGTCACGCACATAGCACGAGTCCGATTCTCGTTAGTCCCGCAAAGTAATGGTTAGATTGATATCTAAACCTACTATCTTATTCTTATTGACGTAATTGTCTATCACTCTCCACACACGATCTTGTATCTCATGCTTGTGGTTCTGTAAGTAGGCGATTTTTTTCACGCTGTAAGACTTTGACAAGGTTTTTCGTTTTGAGTTTTTCGAGTTCTTCTTCTGTTTTTTGGAAACTTTCTTGGACATATTGTAAATCTAATTTTTGTAATCTTTTAACTTCTTCTCCCACTTTCATAGGCATAGGTGGGGCAAAGTGTCTACGACCTTTCGCTACATATAAATCATAATGAATAGATATGTTTCTCTGTCCTTTTACATAAGCATGAAACCTACCTCCTACATCGTGCTTTACAAATCCTTTGTAGTGTACAATGTAACCTGATTTAAGCAAAAGTTCTGACGCTTTTATTTTTGATACATATATCATGATACGATTGTAACATGGAGATAACAAAAAGCACAGAGCCTTGGCTCCATGCTATTCATTATGACCGAAAGTCGGTAGGAATCCGACACTTATCATTGTAACACTATTTATACTTTTCGTTCAAGAACTTGTTTGTAAGACTTGCAACGATTCCTGTTCCCACCTTCAATCCTGCCGGCTTCAATATCTGATCTCGATACTTTTCCTGCAATGCGATGACGGCCTTTCGCGTGAGTCCCGCAAACACTCCAGTGGGAGCCTTTATCTTCAAAAGACCCTCATATATCAGAACTGACTGCAGATCGGTCACGGCCTTGCCTGAAGAACCCACCTTTAACGTCACAGAATTGGCGTAGACGGGCTTTTGCACTGGATTTGGTACAATGACCTCATTTGAGTCGTCCAGGCAGTATCCTGCCGAATATAGACGCTTTTTCACCATATCCTCTGATATCAGCCTGAGGTTGCCGTTTTCCCCTAGTCCCGATCCGACTCCCGCCGTATCCTGTCCCACCAGGTATTTCTTTCCGCCTATAAGTATTGCGTCCACTATGACAACCTGGTGTCTCGTAGTGCCTGGTGCAATATACGAAGGAAAATTGAACATCACTGTCGGGTATTCCTTCCACCATTCTCGCCCTCCCTCGTCGAAATACCAGAACGCGACCACGGGGCAGACTTTCACGATGCTCGCGATTGTGTCAATATTGTTGTATGCCTGAATATCAAAGGATAACCCGGTTCTATACTTGGCTCGGTCTGCTATTACTTGCTCTGTTATTGGGTATCTTTCATTCATAGCGACCTCTCCTAGGCCCTGTGACTTTACAGTCTCTTCCCGTGCGATACCCTCTCGCATAATCTTGAACAGGTCGTCCATGAACATCCCCCCGTATGGGTAGTTGATTCTTCTTCCGTATACGTCCTTTCTTGATCCCACGATCCCGTCGTAAAACTCTATAGTCGCCACGGCTCCTCCCGCAACGCAGGATAGTGAGGAAGCCTGATTGTATCTGAAGAAATACTTGGGCTTGTAGGGCCTCTCTTCCCAAACGTATGGCGAGAACCCCATGGCGATTTCTTCGTGCTTATAATCTTTTGATTTTTCGAAATCGTCCCGGTTGTCTATCAGGACTCCTGTTGGTGATGGTTGTTGCATGTTATTTTAGAAAACTATTTATAATGATAAGGAATATGTCCTTGCCTAGAAAATATCCCGTGAGCAGCGAAAGACCCACTCCCAGAATCGCATATATGACCTTTGTTGAAATCTCTAGGAACTTGGTGAAGATTTGCTTTCTTCTTTCCACTTTTTCCTCAACGGTCATTTGCCGCTCTTTCCAGAGTATGTTCATGCGCTTGTCCAGGTCAGCCTTGTACTCCAAAAAGGTATCCTCATGCTGTTTGAGCCGAGCAATGTCTTTCTCACGCTGTGCCGTGATCGTAATGATATCTTTATTGTGCTTGGAGTCGATTCGAGTAACCGTATCGTCAATGGACTTGATACTAGCCTTCATTTCGGGTATCTCCTCGTGCTTGATATCCTCAACTATGGTCGCTACTCTCGAGACGTCTCTTGCCATATCCAGTAGCGTTGACATGATTGTATTCTTGTCTAGCATAGCTATTTGCCAGCGTATGGTTGACTGTTTTCTCCCTTGTTAGAGAAGTAGAATGATGATGCCGCAATGGCTAGGATCATGAACTGGTCTACCGGGAGTAGCTTGATAATAAATCCTACACACGCTGTGAGTGTTAGGAGAATAAAGACAATTTTTGAAGCTGATTGTGTTATGTTGTTCATATGTTTTTTCAAGGTTTTTCCCTTGATAGCTGGCACTACCCGAAAGTGCCAGATACAAAGTTAGAACATTCTGAAGAAATTTCCCGTAGTGACCGTGAATGGAGGCTGCTTTCCCGCTCCGGCATTATATAGGATGTCCAAGTCTCCTGATGTTGGTATTCCAGGATAGACTCCGAACTCATCTATTCCGCAGATTACAGCGTCTCGACGGGTTGCTGACTGGTCTGTTTCTATGGCAAACAACGACCAATTCTTTGTCGTAAGTCTAGAGGATATTACGGATGTCGTGGTGCTTACAACAGAAACCTTGTCAACAAATACCTCAACCTTTGTTGAAGGGTTGAATACGCATGTAACCATATGCTTCGTTCCATTAAGAAGAGCTGCGGTTTGTGTTGTGTTTAAGGTAACATTGGACAGGGATGATCCATTTGAAACACCAAAGTCTATTGTCTGACCTGAATAATGGAACATATATATCCCTCCGTCAGTCACTCCGTTAATTCCACCAGATGCAAATATGCTTCGGTTCACTGCACCTTGGGCAGTTCCCACAATCCAAAAATTAATGAACTGCGCTCCTGATATCTGGAATGCGGTCGGATTGCCAAGATATATTCTAGTAGTTCCTACTGTGGATCCTGCACCGTTATTTATGATTCCATATGTATTGGAATATGTAACACTGGTGTCTGTACCATTGTTTCCTCCAACATAATCATTGGAGTTGCCGTCAAGTTTGTAATATGCTACGGGGTTAAGTGCCATGTTATTGTGTGTCTCCCTTTAGGGTGTGTATCTTATCAACTAGTTCAACAACACGAGACAATCTACTTTCGTACAGGCTCATGTGCTCTTCGTAGTAAGCTTGGAGGGAAGAGATATCGTTTTGAATAAGCTCTTTCTCCTTTACAAGGTTTTCCTTAATTGACTTTACTATTTGAGTTATGATTCTTAGATCACCTTCGGTGTCTCGTTTTTCTGGTTTCATGTTTCGTGTTGTTTTTTAATTTTTAATTAGTATCCCCAAGCTTGTAGTCGTACAACTGAGCCGTTGGCCTGTGCCTGACCCAGAAGCCCTGTGAGAATGTTCGCTGTAGTCAGCTTGTTTGCTGTTACAGTCAATGTCTTGTTTCCGTTTGATAGAGCGTATGACATCTGGTAAGAAGCTGTTGCGTCGTTTACCTCTACGTCTATTGAGTCAGCGATTATTCCGTTAGGGAATAGTGCCGTTCCTCCTGATGTTCCGTCAATTGTTAGGTGGAATACTGCTACTCCACTTGCAACCGTTGCATTTTTGAATACTGGGAACGATCCTGTTCGTTGTGTAGTACCTTCATATGCTCGTCCTACAGTTGGCTTGTTTTGAATATAGCTTGAAGAAGCTGTATTTGTTTGATTCCAATCTGATTGAACTTGAGTAACTGAAGACGTGCTTAGTGCTGCTAGCTTGATTGCGTCTGCTCTTGGTACTAGTACGTTTACTGTTGTAGAACCTGCAAGGGTCATAGTAGTAGACGTTCCGAAGAAGTTACTGTTCATATCATTTCTGAATGATTCTAGAGAAGTGATTCTACCGTTGCTTAGAGCAAGTGAAGTAGTTCCAACTTTTCCGTTAAGAAGGTCATTCAAGTTTCCAATGTTTAGAGGGTTGAATCCACCAAGATCAAGACTGATTTCGTAGTTGTCTGAACCTTGTTCTGGTGCAGCTGGATCAACTCGAATGAATCCGTCATTCTTGATGTAATACCATCGTCCATTTTGTCCTGTTGGGTGAACTCCAAGAAGTGCCGGAGAAGTAGAAGCCTCTCGGGTAGTAACGTTTGTAAGGTAGTCTATCGTATCGTCGTCGTTTGCACGAGTTATTCTCCAATCGAATGGAGCGGCGATAGCGGGCATTGCGAAACCAAGTATCATAGCCAAAGCTACGATTTTCGTAAATGTTTTTTTCATAATTTTTCTGATTTTCTGTAATTAGTCGGTAATTCGGGACATATGAAGTAACTTTTGTTTTCATATGAAAGGTGCTTCAGGACTTACGTGGATACGTTACCACCGCCTAATGCTATGCTACTGCGACAACTCGCCATTTTGATGTGACGGTGTTCCATACGCACCCAATATCAAGTCTGTTTGTTCCTGACGTTGTAGTTGGAAGTGCTACT